CACTCTTTCGGACTATGTTTGCAACCCATTGGTATATATCTTTGTGGGCATCCCCCACATAAGCGTGGGGGGTGACCCAACTGGTTCTTTTTACACCTTCTTTCAGGCAACCAATTACTTAGCTAATTTTTCTGCGATATTAGCCATCATTGCTTTCAATTCAGCAACTTCAGATTTAATTTCATTCTGAAATTTTAAAGCACCAATAGGTTGAAATGTTCCGTCTGCTACATTCTGTGCATACGTCTTACCATTTCTATAAACCTTTGGCTTATATTGTTTATCTGTTCCAGTTGTCATTGTGACTCCTTTCTTGTTGATACAACGGAATATACACAAGTAATATTCCGATTGTTCCTAACAACATTCCTAACTCCATTCCGATGAAGTCAGGATGTGCTTCGACAGATACAACTACGAATAGTATACCTATTGTAGTTATTACCATATTCATAATACACCTGTTCCTTTCATACCTAGATAAGCTAGTATACCTATAACTAGAATACCTAGAAATATCATCAAGGTTATCATCTTATCTCCTATGTTAGTATTACTACGATCATTACAATCATAAATAGAATATACAATCTCATGATTATTTATTCCAATCTTTGCTTATATCTTTCACTAGCTTGACGCCAATAAAAAACCCAGCTAATTCAACTAGCAATTTAAATGCTAATAGAACTAATACAATACCTATTAATACATCCATATTACTTAACTCCTTTCATAGTTGCATAGACATTATACCTACGTATATATCTCTTAAACATCTTATCTAACGATAGCTTAGGAGGTGTAGGAATTATATCTAAATGGCTTATTTTGTAGTCATAAACCAGTAGATTAGGCCTCTTTCCATGTAGCTTATTCATATCAGATTCCCTCATTTGTTAGTGTTGATAATAGGATTAATCATATCCGACAATCAAACTATCAATGGATTTAGCCCAATGTAGTTTAACTGTCAGATCTTTATCCATAAACAAGCCCAAGTCGAGAGCTTGTTCACAAGTGAACACAGCTCGTAGACGAATGAGTACAAAAACCTACATATAGAACAGAGGGTTTTAGAGTTACCCCAAGCAATATGTAGCAATGTGTGAGTATAAATATAGGGGGGTTTGTTACAGCTAGACCCAATGGGGGGTTTTACTTTAGAATCATTATAAACAACAATACAGGAGACATAATATGTACACAGCACTAGCTAGATTTGGCTATGGAATCGCAAGAAGTCTGCGACCAGGCAAAATCAAAAAAATGGTTAAGCCAGCAGCTGACAAAGTAGCTTCTAAATTACCAGCAGGTAAGTCAAAAGACCTATTTGCAGGTGCAACGTCCAAAGTGGGCGAAGGCTACCGAAAAGCTTATGGTGCCACTTTAGGAACTAGCACTAAACGTAAAGTTACAAGTGCAGTTATCGGTACGTCTTTCTTAAAAGACATATTAGATGACTAATGGCCAAGAAGAAGAAGGCCGATATAGGCAAGATTACGTGGGAACGTGAGAAGCCTAGAAAAAGACCAGGTAGACACGCTAAGAGTTATTCTAAGCGTATACCTAAACGTAAACGATACAAAGGACAAGGACGCTAATGGCAAAAAGATTAGAAAAACTAGCAGACGACCTTATGAACTTATCGCAAGATGAGGCTCAACAACTGCAAAATATCATAAAAGCAAAACTTATGCCTGAAGTAGAAAGGCAAAAAGGCTTGTTGAATGATCAAATGCAGAAAAACCCACAACTAATGAATATGGGTAGACAACAACAAATGGCACCTCGTATGGCTTCCCAACGAGATGTTAGAATGCAAGGACTATTACGATGAAACTATTGAAAAAATACATTCAAAAGTGTAAAGACTACATTAAGAACATAATAAATAACTTCAAAGGAGAATAATTATGCCAATGGTAGGAAAGAAAAAGTATTCATACAATAAAAAAGGTATGAAAGCAGCTAAGAAAGCTGCAAAAAAATCAGGCAAAAAAATGAAAATGAAGAAAGGATACTAATGTTAGTAGGAAAACAAAGTAGACTTCCAATGGCTTTACAAAAAAAGATTGTAAAAGCTAAAATGAAGAAGAAAAAAGCAAAAAAAGGTAAAAAATAATGAAAAAAGCACTTGTCAAATACTCAAAACCAAAAGCTTTCTTATCTAAAGCTAGAGTTATAGGTAAAAACATAGTTAAAAAAGGAATTAAGTTTGGTGGAATCGGTGCAGCTCTAGGTATTGGTGCGTATGCAGCAGGTGCTTCTTCAAGAAGATATGCTAAAGCTCCAAAACCAGGAGAAGGTAGAGATCTACGAAATCAAATTGTATCGCAACCTGATATAAGAACTTATTTTAAATAATTATGACAACAAGAGGTGGAAAAAGAGCAGGAGCTGGTAGACCAAAAGGATCTACATGTGCAAAGAAATGGAAAATGCTTGATGATTTAGCTATCAAGTATAACCATTCACCTTTGGACTATATGTTAGCTGTGCTTAATAATCCAATGTCATCTCCTGAAAGAAAGATGATGGCAGCAGAGAAAGCTGCACCTTACGTTCACGCAAAATTAGCTACGACTACGACAAAACTCGGATCTGATGGCCCAATCAAAATCAACATCAAGTGGGGAGACGAGTAATAAGGATATAGTTATTCCTTATACGCCACGTCCCTTACAGAGAGAAGTACATAATAATTTAAAAAGATTTAATGTACTGGTATGTCATAGACGATTTGGTAAATCAGTATTATCGATTAACCAACTGATTAAAACAGCTGTCGAGAAACCCATGCGAAAATGTGCATTTATTGCACCAACCTACCGACAGGGGAAATCTATCGCTTGGGAATATTTAAAAATTTATACAAAGCCACTAATGTATTTAGGTGGTAGTAAAAACGAAACAGAATTAAAAATAGAATTATTTAACGGATCTACGCTTCAAATATTTGGAGCTGACCACCCTGACTCATTACGAGGTGTTGGTTTTCATGGAGTTGTGATGGATGAGTTTGCTATCATGGCACCAAGAACTTGGACTGAGATTATACGTCCAGCAGTTGCTGACACATTAGGATGGGTTATGTTCATAGGAACTCCTATGGGTCATAATCAGTTTTGGGAAGTTTACGATTTTGCACAACGAGGAGCTAAGAACTGGTTTGCAAAAATGTATCGAGCATCAGAAACAGGTGTAGTACCTGAAGAAGAATTAAAAGATGCTCAGTCTATAATGACTGAAGAACAATATAACCAAGAGTTTGAATGTTCTTTTACAGCTGCTGTAAGTGGTAGTTATTATGGAAAACTAATAACCAAAGCTGATAACGAAAAAAGAATTGGGAGTATACCTGTTGAGGAACACGTTGGTGTTGAGACATGGTGGGATTTAGGGATCGGGGATTCGACAGCTATTTGGTTTGTACAAAGAGTAGGTGAAGAAATACACGTCATAGATTACTATGAAAACTCAGGTGAGTCTTTAGCTCATTATGCAGATGTTTTAGAAGATAAAAACTATGCTTATGAAAGACATATCGCACCTCATGATATTCAAGCAAGAGAGCTTGGTACTGGTAAATCTAGGTTAGAAGTTGCTCAAGAACTAGGAATAGATTTTGAGGTAGCACCTAAATTAGAGGTTGATCATGGCATAGAATCTGTTAGGAATGCTTTACCACATTGTTGGTTTGATAGAGAAAAATGCAAATTAGGTTTAGATGCATTAAGACAATATCGTAAACAATGGGATGAGAAGAACCAAGTTTTTAAAAATAAACCATTGCATGACTGGTGTTCACATGCAGCTGATGCGTTTAGATACGGATGCGTACATGATCCAATAGACACAACAGATTGGCAAAGACCCATAAATGTAGATTATAAATATATCGTATGACAGAAGATCAAATTATATCAATATTAAATAGAGAGCTTAGAGCATCATCAGGTTACATTGGTGGTGAGATAGTTACACGTAGAAGAAAATCATTAGAATACTATTTAGGTAAACCTTTTGGTAATGAACAAGAAGGTAGATCTCAAGTAGTTAGTACTGATGTTTCTGATACTGTAGAATCTTTAATGCCTTCTCTTATGAAAATTTTTACAGCAGGAGATAATATCTTTCATTGTGAACCTGCTGGGCCTGAAGATGAAAAGGTAGCTAAACAAGCTAGTGATTATATTAACCATGTTTTCTATAAAGAGAACAGAGGTTTTTCTGCTATTTATACAGCGTTCAAAGATGCACTTGTACAAAAGAATGGTATCCTAAAAGTATACTGGGATGATTCTGAAAAAACTACAAGAGAAGAATATAAAAGATTAACTGATGATGAATACAATCTTCTTATTGCAGACAAAGAAGTTTCAGTTACAGAGCATAAAGAATACGAAGAAGAATTTGAAGATGACAATGGTAAGGTTATTGATAAAGTAAAATTCCATGATGTCGTTATTCATAAAACTAGAATGTATGGTCAAGTAAAGATTGACCCAATCCCACCTGAAGAATTTTTAATTGAACGTAGAGCTAAATCAATAGATACAGCTAACTTTGTTTGTCATAGAGTTAATATGACTAGAACAGAATTAATAGAGATGGGTTATGATCCTGATATTGTAAATAACCTACCTACTGGTGATGCAGAATATTATTTAGAAGATAGACAAGTTAGATACCAAGATACAGATTTTTCTGCACCACAAGATAGAGGTGATAGTTCTACAGATGAAGTTTTAATTCATGAGTGTTATGTAAGATTAGATGTTAATGGTGATGGTAAATCAGAACTATTAAAAGTTTGTCTTGCAGGTACAGGAGCATATAGAATTTTAGCTATGGATGAAATTGATTCAATACCTTTTGTTTCAATGACACCAATCATTATGCCTCATAGATTCTATGGTAGATCTGTTTCTGAACTTATTGAAGATATACAATTAATTAAATCTACTGTTATGAGACAGATGTTAGATAATATGTATCTAACTAATAATAACAGAATAGCTATTCAAGATGGTCAAGTAGCTATGGATGACCTATTAACAAATAGACCAGGTGGTATCGTAAGAACTAAACAACCACCTTCTAATGTTATGCAGGTTATGACAGCTCAACCTATTACAGAACAAGCTTCAGGATTATTAGCTTATTTAGATTCTGTAAGAGAAGCTAGATCAGGTGTTACAAAAACTGCACAAGGTTTACAAGCAGATCAATTAAATACAGATACTGCAACTGGTATGAACCAAGTATTAACTCAATCTCAAATGAGAATGGAGTTGATTGCAAGAACATTTGCTGAAACTGGTGTTAAAGATTTAGGTGTTAAGATATTTGAATTACTTTGCAAGTATCAACAAAAAGAAAAATTAGTTAGAATTAGAGGTGAGTTTGTTCCTATGACTCCGTATGAATGGAGAGATAGAGTTAATCTTTCTGTTAAAGTAGGATTAGGTACAGGTTCAAAAGAACAACA